CTAAGGAAACCGATTGACGCTTTGCGGCATTCCGAACTACACTTTCGCGCGAGAGGTTGATCGAATGCCCGCATACATCGTTTCACCGCTCGACGGTACCCCGCCGATGCTTTTGCCGGGAACTCCCGGCTATTCGTTCGGTACAGCACCAAGCGGGCCGACGGCTCGGATGCTCGTGACGAGCGTTGCGATCAACGGCTCAAACGTCGCAACTCTCGGCGTGCAAATGGTCGAGGGTAATATCCCCGCGGTCGGATCTCTCATCTCTGTGCGCGGCACTCAGACGGTAACTTCGAGCGGCGCGCCGAACTTCAATGTCTCGAACGTCGCGCTCGCTTCCGTTTCGATCAACTCGCAAACCGGCGTCGGCACTGTGACGTTCGCACTCACGAGCAATACGATCGCGACGACTCCGGATGCCGGTCAAGCAAGTGTTCCGGTTCCAGTGACCATGGAAGCCCTTCCTGGGACGGCGGCCGCCGGTTTGCAGTTCTCCGTACAATCCGGATCGGGATCGGAAAACACGCAACGCGGCATCACTTGGTTCACGGAGTACACCGGCTCACCATCGACTGTGACTGCGCTCTTGCAAGGCGCGGACATCGATCAAGATTCGGCCTATACGACGATCGATCAAAGCACGAACACGGCCGGCGAGTCGCGCTCGCTCTCGAATGTGAATTATCAATTCGTGAGAGCGAAGATGGCCTCAACTGGCGGGACAACTCCGAAATGCGCCGCCGGAATCATGGTGCGTTGATGAAACGCATCTTTCTTTTTCTGGTTTTTCTGCTTTGCCTTCCGCTCACCGCGCGTGCCCAAGTATATCCCCAGCCACCGAACATTGGTCTTCTAGCGAATCGGCCGACATTTTGTTCGTCAACCGGACAGCAGTATTACGCGATGGACAACTCGACGCTTTACTATTCAACCGTTGCAGGGACGTCCTGTACATGGACTGCGGTCGGCGGTTCCGGTGCTGGCGTGCCATCGCAGCAAGTCGCGCCGAACATGAATGACGTTTATGTCTCGGAGAACTGCGGCAGTCAGACGAATTGCTTTCAGGCAAATCCTGACTTGAGAGCGAGTGGCTCGTGTGTATGGACAGCCAGCAGCTCGACCGTCACCGATGCGACAGATGCACCGTGGACTTCGGCCGACATCGGAAAAAAGATTTACGGGGCGAATACAAGTTCGCACGCCTCAGCGATCTCTTCTGGCAATGGCATCGGCACGATCACCGCAGTCGGTTCTCCATCGAGCATTACGATCTCAGGCACGGTTCCCAGTACGATCAATCCTGGTTCCTGTGCCTGGTATACCGCAGATCAAACTTCAGTTTTTGCCGCAGCACAGGCTTATGCCTTAGCTCTTACAGCGGTGAACGGAATCATCGCTTCGAGTGTGAGTCCAAACTTTCCATATCGTGTTGTGATTCGTACGGGACCGGGAAACTACAAGGTCAATTCGGCGGTGCTTAACATCACGGCTGGTACACAGGGTGATACAGGAATAAGTTTTATCGGCTCGGGATCTGGAACTAAGTTCTATCCCGGTCCTGATTTCACCGAGGCCGGTACAACGAGTGGGCTAGTTTTCGAGTACTCCTATAACGATTACACCATCTCAGATTTTGTTGTCGATGGAATCGGCGGGGCAGTGCCAGGATTTGTGAACTCAACTTGTTGCGGTTTCGTTAGCGCCTCGAATGGCAGGGACATTCATGTAAAGCGCATCATTATGTTCGGACCGGCCTGGAAAACTTCTCAAGCTTCTCCGCTGCTTGAATCGTATATCGCAACAACTGGGTCTACGATCGAAGAAAATTTCATTACTGGCGGAACCGGATTCTCATCGCGTAGCGACCATAGCAGCGCGAGTTACAGTTCGAACTATTTCGGCAATTCCAATCAGTCGGATGAATGGATCGGGGGCGGCTTCGCTACCAATTTGAGCGAAGCAGCCAATCCAATCGAAGTCAAAAATCATGTTGGTGACGAATGCGATTCTCCACCCTGCCATGTCTTTACCGGCGCATGGGTACGGTTTAGCGGCGGTTCTCTCTATGGCGGTCCCGTCCTGTCGTGTGATGGCACAAGCTATCTAGAGTTCAACGCTATGAGCATTTCGCCATACGGCGGTGCCGATTACGATGGCATCGACGTCAAGGGTGGTTGCGTGATGACCTTCCGCGACAGCTTTGTCAATGGCGGAAATTCACACAAAGTTTTCGTGCAATCGGGCGGCAGCGGTGCAGGTAATGTCTACGATCTCGGCGGAAATTATTTCCAGACATGCCAATCAGCTTTCGGTTCATGCGCGCCAGCGACGACCGGATTGTATTCGGGCACGATGAACTTCTTCGGTTCGCAATCGGCGACTGGAATCGCGCAAACGACGACGAATATCGCTCTCACAAGCGGATGGGGCAGCGGAACCAATGTAACGGCAGCTGCCGGCGATTCGCACAGCATGACCTTCTCAATCACCCTCGCCGGGAGCTCAAGTTCCGGCTCGGTCGTTACGGTCACGTTTCCGACTCCGTTCCTAGTCGCACCGCTTAATTGTTATGTGACGAGCACGACAGGTACGGATGCCTCGTTGCTGACCTCAGTTGTCGTAGGTACGCCGAGTGCGACATCGGTCACCCTCACCTATAACGGCACTCTCACGGCCGCCGATACCATCATCGAAGGATTGGTTTGCCAGTAGTAGAATGCCAGAGCGCAAGACATACCGGGTCAAGCGTCACCGACCTGGGCCACGCTCCGAACAAGAAGTCGTACATTCGATGGCCTTGCGGCTATTGAGCAATCAGAAGCACACACAGGAGGCTCTCGAAATGGAAGTAGATCAAGTCGTCTACGAGTACGGCAAACTTCATCTTAACTTCGTCGCGTGCCAGCGCTCTAACGCCATGCTCGCGACTCAGCTCGCTCAAGCGAACAAGAACATCGCCACGATCACCGCAGACGCCAACAAATCCGCCGCCCGGCTCGCACAACTCAGTGCGTGGGCAAACGAACAGAACCTCGCGCTTCCCGATGTGCCGGCACCGGCGGAACCGAAACCAGAAGGCACCGAAGGACTCGAACCGCCTTCTCAACCTGGAACCCCAGTCGGGATCGCCGGCAGCGAAGCACTTCAACCCGGCGCTGGATCTCGCGTCGTCAAGATCCCGCACAAGCGCGCATCCGAAAGCTAAGGGGCTAACTCGTGGCACGAAAGCGCTCGAAGCCCGGCGCACGCAAGAAGCGAAGACCGCTCACTCCGCGCCGGGTGAAGTTCGTCAAGCAACTGGTCCTCGGCAAATCCCTAGCCGAGGCCGCCAGGAAGTCCGGATATACCAAACACAGGGCCAACCAGGCGGGACACCAAGCTCTCGAACAGATCCGAAAAGCCGCTCCCGAACTCCTGGCCGAGCACGGCCTAACCGATGACGTCCTGATTGATAATTACCTACTCCCGCTGATGAACGCCGAAAAGACCGAGTTCTTCCCGTACACACAGCGCGGCCAGCGCAAATTGCTCACCGTGAACGTCGTGGACTGGCGAGCTCGCGACGACGGCTTAGAGAAAGCCATGAAGATTCGCGGGCTCTACGTGAAGGAAGCCGAGAACACCGGACCGCAATTCTCGGTCGTCATCATAAACGGCGACAATCGGCCGCCGTGGTCGCAAATGAAGCGCGCGATGCAACCCGCCGAAGCAGCTCCACTCCCAGGAGATCCCGCGCCATGATCGTCTTTTGTATTACCTGTCGAGGCCGCAACCAGCACATTCGCCTCACCCTTCCGAAAAACATCGTAGACAACGCCGACTTCCGAGATTGCAAGTTCGTACTCCTGGACTATGGGAGCCCGGACGATCTCATAAGCTACGTGCTCACCCATCACATGCGGTCGATCCTGGCCGGCCGGCTCGTGCTCTATCGCTTCCCGGACCAGAAGGGGTTCAAGATGGCGCACGCAAAAAACATGGCGCACCGTCTGGGGATCCTGGAAGGCGGCGACATCCTCGTGAATCTCGATGCGGATAACTACACCGGACCAGGCTTCGCTAAGTACGTTGCCGAGAAGTTCGCCGCAGATCCGAACGTCTTCTTGTGGGCAAACCGCAACCAGCCGTCGGAGATCCGGTATCCGAAAGGATGCAACGGCCGGATTGCCGTGAGCAAACATGCCTTCGTCAACGCCGGCGGTTACAACGAAGGGAAGTATGAAACCTGGGGGCCCGATGACAAAGACTTCAACTTCCGGTTGCGGCGTCTCGGCTACACGCCGGCAGAGATCCCGCGGCAATTCTTAGAAGTCGTGCTCCACAACGACAAGATGAGATTTCGCGACTATCCCCACGCGAAGAACGGCGGCTCGAACTGTGACGATGAAATCGTCGAAGGCAACGAGACGATCGCGAACTTCGGCAACTTCGGATGCGGAACCGTCTATCGCAACTTCGATCCCTCGCCTATCGAACTCAGGCCAGTCCCGACGCGGGTCTTCGGGATCGGGATGCACAAGACGGCCACGACGTCGCTACATCACGCGCTCAAGATCCTCGGCTACGACTCCGCTCACTGGAAGTCGGCACATTGGGCGAAGGCGATCTGGCGAGAGATGAACACACTCGGCCGATCGCTCACGCTTGAGAAGAGTTACGCGCTCTGTGATCTGCCGATCACGCTCCTGTACCAGAAGCTCGACCGCGCTTATCCTGGCTCGAAGTTCATTCTCACGAAGCGATCGGAAGACGGCTGGATCGAGACGGTGCGGAAGCATTGGGATCCCGCGTTCAATCCCTTCCGCGGCCAGTGGGACGGCGATCCCTTCACGCACCGGATCCACACGATCTTGTACGGAAGCCCTGACTTCAACGCCGAGAAGATGCTCGCGCGCTACCGATCGCACAATGCGGCCGTGCTGGAATACTTCAAAGGGCGCCCGGACGATCTTCTCGTGATGGACATGGACTTCGGCTGGCCGAACCAGGATGACGCCGGCGCCGGATGGTGGGAGCTCTGTTCGTTCCTCGGCGATCGGATCCCGCTCGGCGTACCATATCCGCGCGCGTTCGCGAGCTACTAGGCGTAAGATGACGGCTGAACATTATCCACGCGGGACCGAATCAGTTTTGAAATGGTGCAATCGGTGCGGACGACTGACGAAGCATCGCGTGGATGATGTACGCGCCGGTCGCTGCTTAGAGCACGATGCGCCCGCTGAATCAAAGAAACAGAGGGCGGCGCGATTGAAACGTGAAGCGCCAGAGACAGGCAAACTCTTCGAGTAGGAGCTACCATGCAAATCCCCGCGGCGATGTTCATCGAATCGGCAGTCGATAGCGTGAAGGCAATCACGGACTTCCAGCGACGCGCTCAGCTCTCCGAACTGCATGAGGTCGGCGACCAGGCGCTCAAGGGAATGGGCGCGAGCGGCATCAATGACGACGTCGCCGCCGGCTACCTTCTCGGACTTCAAACCGCTCGTGTGATGATTATGACGAACGCGAAGATCCAACTTGCCGGCCTGGTTCCTGGCGACATCCTGTGAGCTTCGAGCCGATCACTCTCGATGCGATGCAAGGATTTATCGCGCCGATCCACGTTCGGAAGATCCTCACTGAGCTCACGCGCCAGTTACAGGATCGTCCAGATCGGGCTCAGTGTCATCCGATCCAGCGCATTTGCGTGCAGAACGCGGCGACCAGCGTCGGTCCTGTGGACGGCAAGCTGGCGCTCGAAGGAAAACCGCTGCGCGAATATCCGATGACGCTCGGCGGGATCCCGCTCAAATCCGAGAAGACCATGCCGGATGACGTCATCGAGTTCTACTGCGGCAACCAGTTCGTCGCGAAGATCTTCAACCTGGCGAAACCGCCGGGCCTCTAATGGGTGTGCCACAAGTCGATCTTTCGCGGCTGAATACCGCGAGCTTCTATAATCCCTGGCCGAAACAGAACGAGCTCCATACTTCGCCAGCGATCGATCTCCTGGCGATCGGCGGAAACGGATCCGGCAAGTCGGCATTCCTGTTAGGCGAGGCCGTCTACCTGGCGCTAGAGTTCCCTGGCTCGGATTGCCTGTTGCTCCGCAAGAACTTCCCCGAACTAGAGAAGGGGCTCATCCTCGACCTCAAGAACACGCTTCCGCCGTCTCTCTATCGCTACAACGACTCGAAGCACATCGCGACATATCCGAACGGCTCCCACACGTTTTTCGGCCATTGCAAATCAGGCAGCGAGAAAGACCTCGCGAAGTATCTCTCGTCCGCGTTCTGTTTCATCGGGATCGACGAGCTCGGCCAGTGGAGCTATGACGCCTTCTCGTTCCTCGGCTCGCGCAACAGAATCAACAAAGGATGCCGGCCGAACATCCGCGGCGAGTGGCCGGTTCCTCGCATGGGCGGCGCGACAAACCCGATGGGACCAGGCTACGGCTGGATCAAGAAGCTCTGGATCGACAAGAAGCCCGTGTCACAGATGGGCAAGGACATCGAAGAGCACGAAGGCAAGTGGTACTCGCCGATCACTGACAAGAAGATGCTCGCGCTCGAAGAGATCCGGAAGCGCGTCGTGTTCATCAAAGGCGAGGCGTTCATTTGCGTTTACGATCCCGCAGACTATTACTTCGTCCACTCGACCGTCGTCGATAACCCGGCGCAGCTTGAGAAAGATCCGGATTACATCAACAAGCTGATGAAGCTCGCGCCAGCGCTGCGCGCGAAAGCTCTGTACGGGGATCTCAAGTCGATTGCCGGCACGTATTTCTCGAACTTCGCGCAAGATCGGCATGTTCTCAGGCTTCCGGACGACAACGAGCTTATTGAATGGCAGGACTGGCAACCACGATGGATCGGCATCGATTGGGGGCTTGCTCACTGGTCCGCGGTGTTTTGGGCAACGAAGGCGCGCGTGCGGAAGTTCGTCGGCGCGCCTTGGCGGCAAGTCACCGTGATCTACCGCGAGCTCATCGAGAACGAGAAAAGCTACGACGAGCTTTGCAATCTCATTGTGGACGCGACGCCGAAAGAAGAGCGGGCAACTCTCAAACACGTCTATCTTTCGCCCGAACGATTCGCGCGCAGCGGCGACAAGGATCCCTCGAAGACGATCGGTATTCAGATGGGGCTCTACTTCAAACCCCTGGGCTTCCCGATGTGCGAGCCGGCCAACAATCGCCGCGTCGATGGCGCCGTCTATATGTACAACGCGCTAGAGAATGACGAGCTCGTCATCCTAGACAACTGTCCTGGGCTCATCAGCGCACTCGAAGTCGTCACCCGCGATGAGGACAATCCCGAAGACGTGCTCAAGGTCGAGGGCGCCGTCGAGGATGACGTATACGACGGTGCGCGCTACACTGTGCTCTCGGAAGCAAAACCGCGACCGAAGACTGGCGAAGTCGTGTACCATGAGCGCCTGGAAAAGATCCAGGATCCGATGGCTCAGCGAATGTTCAGCTTACAACATCACATGGCGAAGCAACGCAAGTTCAAACCGATCAAACCGAGGTTTCGGCCATGAGCGATGAGTTCGAGATCGTTCAGCCGAGCCGCCCCTTGGCAAATCGCATCCGCGATTTCTTTGAGACTTTGTTCACTGGCCGCTTAGTGTTACAGTTGCGCGCAGATTTAGAGGAAGCCCGTGCTCAACGTGACTACTTCAAAGGCCGCGCGGAACGTCTCGAACTTCAACTCTTGCAACCTCGCGTCGCCGCTCATAGCCTTGATGCTGGCACCGCACAACCTCGCGCTCATCCGACGGGTACTCTTGGCGGCCGGAAGACCTGGCAACAAATCGTCTCGGACCGCCGCAAGCAACTCGCGGAACTCGCAGCCGAAAAGCAAAAGAAACCAGAAACTTCCGCGCCGACAGCATCCGCACCGCCGACGCAGAACTGAGGGGTAATCGAATGGCGTACACCGCAAAAGATGGGAAGCGCTTCGAGAATCAGGAGATCGGCCGCACGTACGATCGAAGCCGCGGCCACGAGCCGCCGAAGGAAAAGAAGGCGAAGGCAGAGCCGGCCAGCGAGAAAGGCCGCGAAGGCGAAGAAGAGCCGATCGAGGAAGTCGTGAAGGCGCACGGACCTGCACACAAGACCGAGATCGAGAAGACCGAAGACGAAGGCGAAGAGTATTCCGTTCACTCGCATCACGAAGACGGACACAAACACTCGTCGCACGGTCACGATCTTGAGTCCGCGCATCATCACTCGATGAAGGCGCACGGCGCCGAGGGCATGGAAGACGAAGAGCCCGAAGGCGAAGAAGAGGGCGAATCCGCGCCCGCGACGGGATCCTCGCCGCCGGGAATGCCGGCGATGCAGGAGTAACGAAGTTGGCTTCTCAGAAGGACGCCGGCAGTGCCGCAACTGGCTTTGTGACGGCGCGGGAATCGGAACCGCCGCGGCGGTGTGATAATTGCGAGCACTTCCGCCGCGGCTTGCGGGAATCCGGGTACTGTGACGGTGAACACATTATGCGGGATCCGGAGTTGAAGGGCCGAAGGAACTCACAGGGCCTCGTGAAAGTTGAGCCCGACTCGTACTGTTGGTGGTACGACGCTAAGTGATGAAGCGGAAGTCATCCCCCCGAAGCAAAATCACACACAGGAGAAAACAGACTATGGATCCAGCATTTGAAGTCCACAAACTGAACTCACGCGGGATGCAGAAGGCGAAGCGACTCGCCTCGAACTTCGACACGCATCTCTCGATCGTTCGCGAGATCGTCGGCGAGGCTTATTCCGAAGGCGGCCTGATGTACAAGTGCATCGAGCATCTTGAGCTCGCGAGCTTTTATGCGAAGAAGACTCTCGCGCAGCAACCGGGCAATCAAGATCTCGGAAACGAAGCCGAGGCCGAGGCACCGTTCGCCGCCCTGGCGCAAGATAAAGCGGGACCGGCCGCGTTCACCGGGACCGTCGGTGGATTCCTTGGTTTCATTCGTGGTATGAAGTTCACGAAATTCGAGGCCGATCGACTGATGAAGGCGATCGCCGACCAGACACGCTAATCGGGAAGTTCACAGGAGAAGACGACGATGCCGAAAGAAGTGAAGGGCGAAACCCGCGGTTATCCATGCGAGGACTGCGGAGAGACATTCGTTACGGCCGAAGATTTCTCGAATCACTTTAGCCGAAACGAAGGCGCGGCCACGATTGAGACATGCAGATACACGCCGGCCGGCGTAAAGAAGCTGCGGAAAGCGGCCGCGTAACAGAGAGGTTGAATGCCCTGGACGCCGAAACAGACGCGGTATCTTTTGTCGAAAGTTTCGCCGCTCAGTGAGGACCAGAAGAGCAAGATGAAGTCGGAGTTACATGCAAACCCCCGCTTAGCTCACAGGAAGAAGAACCCGATTACCCGGGCAAAGGAGCATCGTTCCGGTAACGGTTAATCCACAATCCGCAAGAGCGGAAGGGGGCAGCATATGGCCGTGCAAACGATCAACGTCTCAGGAATCGCGGAACTTCGGTTCGTCCTCGCGGCGAACACACAGTTTTATTTCACAGGCGCGGTCGATAATCAAAAGCTGCGCCTCATCCTACAGCAACCGGTGAGCGGTGGACCATTCACCGTGTCATCGGGAAACTGTCCCGGACTTCAACAACCCAACGCGACTGCGGGCGACAGTTCGGCACAGGAGCTCACCTACGACGCTGTGACGAATACCTGGAACGGCGTACCACCGCCGGCTATCGGTGGAAACTCACAAGCACCGCAGATCATCGCTTATGGCGCATCGGGCGCTGGCCTGGCAATCAACAAAAACGCGGGAATGTGCATTTTGAACGGTGGTGGTGTGGTTGCGGCGACGCTGGTTCAACCTGTCGCCGGGCCGCCGGGAATCGGAGATGACGGCGTTGTCTTGAAAATCGTATCCGGTTCGGCGAACGCTCATACCGTCAAGACTTCGGCCGATGGCATCTCACCGGCAGCGGATACCATCACCTTCGGCACAGTTGGCGCGGGTGTCACGTTGCAAGCCTTTGACGCGGTGTGGTACATGATCGGCGGGGTAGCTGCAACGCCGACCGAAGCCTAAACGAGAGAACCTAACAACGCCGGCGCGGGCAGCGGCGAATCTGCCCGCCACACTTTTGAGGGAGCGTGACTAATGAGTCTAGCGGGAAGCGTTCAAGCGTTAGCGGCACAGGTCACTAAGAACACCGGCGGCGCGCAGTCCGATCGTCTCTTCACAACCAGCGTCACTCTGATGGACTCCGCGCTAGGAAGTTCCTTCCGTCTCATCGATTCCGAAGTCGGCCTCGGCTATCAGGGCTCGACATCCGTTTCGGGAAGCCTGGTTGCCATTCGTGGGAACACAACGATCACCGCCGGGACAACCGTAACCGGCCAGTCGTATCTCTACGGCGTGCAAGGCAAACTCACGATCCAGGGCCATCACACCGGGACAGCCGAGGTTTCGTGCGGCGTTCTCGGCCAGCTCGATCTATCGGCGGCTCAAGCTGTCACCGCTCCCGTTGCTTGCGTCTGGGCCGACTGCGGCGCATCGGTCGGGACGGCGACAGGCGCGAACATCGACGGAGTCGTAATCTATAACACGATCTCGACGCTTAAGATCAACTCGGCGATTCGCATCTCTGCATACTCAAACTATCTGTTCGATCTCAGTGATCCGGGAACGAACTGGTTCCTCGGAACTAATGCGGCGACTGCGGCCGGCACGCTCAAGATCAACATGAATGGAACGGCGAAGTATATTCAGCTTTACTCATCCGAGAGCTAAACGATCTCTGGCGGCGCGGCGTGCGCAACGGAAGAACTGAGGGCTTTCGCTGCGCGATGACCCTCGCCACGCCGCCGGAACACACAGGAGAAGCGAACTTGAAAGAAGCAACCCCCATCACTGGAAGCGTAATCACGAAATCGCTGAACGTCCCGGAACGGCTGAACTTACTTTCGATTCTGCCGGTACAGGGGAATCTCGCGACGCTTCGGATCGTTCGCGATCTTCGCGAGAAGCTGAGTTTGAGCGAGGAAGAGCACAAAGAGTTCGGGATCACAACGATCCACAACGACAACGGTTCGGTTACATTTAACTGGACGAACGGCGATGCGGCACTCACGCCGCGAAAGTTCCAGTTCCAACCGAAGGCGCTCTCGATTATCGTCGAGGCGCTACGACAGCTCGACACGCAAAAGCAACTTCGCACCGAACACATTTCGCTCTACGAGGCATTTATCGAGGACTAGACGATGATTGACTTCCAACGTGATTGGCACGGACGGCTCTTGCCGATCCACGGACATGCGCGAGAAGGTCGAGCGTCACGGACCTATCAAACGTGGAAGGGAATGATCCAGCGATGCAGGAATCCAAAGGCTGCGAACTATTCGCGATTCGGTGGACGCGGGATTCGAGTCTGCCGTCGCTGGCGAGTCTTTGCGAATTTTCTCGCTGATATGGGAGAGAGGCCGATCGCAATGACGCTCGATCGTAAGGATGGCAGCAAGGGATACTATCGGCAGAATTGCCGATGGGCAACTCGCATCGAACAAACGGCAAATCGAGCAAACGTCGGGAGGCCGAAACATGGCTGAGAAATGGATGGGCGAGGTTTCGCGTGGTATCAAGCGCCGCGGCACGAAAGGCGTCTTCAAACGCGCGGCCGAGCACGCCGGTCAGAGCACCGCCGGCTATGCGGCCAAGATCTCTGCGCGCAACCGCAGATGGCATGAGAATCACCCGGACGAGAAAATGCCGCCGAAGATGGCGAAAGCCGGCAAGCGCGCGGGCCTGGCTCGTGCATTTGCATCCGCGCATCACTAAGAGCTGAATGCCGACTGACACCCAGGATCTCGACGAGAAGGACGTACAGAACGAAGGCGAGACGAAGGACATCGAAGCTCTCGACTTCCCGCCGGGTGTGCTCGCTCCCTCAGAGATCAACAAGCAATCTCCCCCGCTTCACTTCGAGGACGACGAGAAGAACGCGATTAAAGCGCTGAATAAGAAAGTCGCTCAGCGCGACATGCCGGCACGCCGCGAACAGATCATCCGCGTGTGGGAAGCTCGCCTCTTCGATCGACAGTTCCAGCATCTTCTACCGCGCCAAAACGGCGGATGGGAACTCCCCGCGCTCGGAACCGGCTATGGTCGAGGCGAAGAGGAAGATCGCTCGCAATGGGAAATCGACATTTATTCGAGTTACCGGAAGATCATTTGCGCCGCACTCACGCGCGAAGTTCCCGGCACTCGATTCGAGCCTGGCGATCCAGACAGCGATCGCGACATCACGGCCAGCTCGAACGCCGAGAAGCTCAAGTCGAAAGTCGAGCGCGACAATCGGCTCAAGGAATTGCAGGGCGAGACGGCTCGCTTCCTTTGGACCGATGGCCTGGCCGTTCATTTAACGCGCTACGTCCTCGACGCTCAGGCGTTCGGCTATGAGCCCGAACCCGAAGGCGAGGTTCCCGAAGATGAAGAGACAGGAGAATCCGAACACGCAATCGGTCACGAAGGCGGAAGTGAGGAAGTATCTGACGAACTTTCCGAAGCTGATGGAAGCGCTTCTGAGGGAGATCACGCCGAATCGGATGAGGAAGAAAAAGCCGAAGGCGGCGAGGGAAGCGAAGAGGAAGAAGGCGAAGAGGGCGAAGAGTTTGACTCAAGCTGGCAGCCGCGCGGTCAGGAGCTCATAACCGTCGATGGCGCACTCGCCTGGAAGCTCCCGATCAAAGCAAACTGTCTCAAGGCTATGCCGTGGGCTCGCTATTCGTTCGAGGTCGATCTCGCCTCAGCGAAGGCCATGTTCCCGGATGTGGCCGACCAGCTCAAACCGGCGCAGAGCGGATCTGAATCTTCCGACGACGGCGACGATCTCGAACGGCTCGCGCGAATCAATGTGCTCTTGGGTGTCGAAGACAACTTCATCACCGAAGACTCGACCGTCTACGACGTCACGATTCAAAAGTTCTGGTATCGGCCAGGCGCGCTCATGGAGATCCCGAACAAGGAAATCCGCGAGCGAATCATCAAAAAATGCTGGCGCGGGCTCTATGTCACATTCGCCGGCGGGAACTTCTGCGAAGGCCGCAACGCTTCAATGGATGATTACCTGGCGCTCACCTTTGCGGATGCCGGCGACGGTGTGCATCGGCCAGCGCTCGGATCTCCGCTCATCGCACCGCAAAAGGTTCTGAACACTCTCGCCGAGCTGGCCTACGACTATTTTGTTCATGGCGTGCCGATGACGTACATGGACGACGAGATGTTCGACACCGAGGCGATCAACGACCAGGACAATATCGTCGGCGGCGTGCGGCCGTTCGAGGCGATCCCAGGTCAACAGGTGGACGGCATCTACTGGTTCCGCGAAGAGCCGGTTCCCTTCCCGGAACAGTTGCTCATGTATACGCAATGGCTCATGGACGAAGTCGCGCAACTGATGAGCGGCGCGTATCCCGCGCTCTTCGGCGGCGATATGACGAACCAGGGCGTCGGCGATGCGCTGATGCAGCGCGACCAGGCTCTCGGACGTCTCGGCCTTCCCTGGCGGAACATCAAGCAAACAACCGCGGACGTGAATCGCCAGGCGGTGCAGTCTATCTCGATCAACGCGGAAGGCATCATCAAGCTTGGCGGCGTCGAGAAAGTTCAGGTCGACACAGCCGACCTCAAGGGGAACATCCTTTGCTTCCCCGACACCGACGAGAACATCCCGGAATCGTGGACACAGAAGTCGAACCGCTTCGCGATGATCGTCACGGATGCGGCGACTAATCCCTTCTTTCAACAGTTGCTCGACGATCCCGGCAATTTGAAGCTCGTCAAGGACATGAGTGGATTCAAGGAACTCCGGATCCCGATGCTCGACTCGTGGGAACAGCAGCTCGGCGAGATCGCGATCTTGTCGGAGTCCGGACCGGCGCCGAATCCTGATTATGTAAACCTCGAAAAACAGATCGCGGATCTCACCGCGAAGATCTCGGCGGCCACAACTTCGCAAGCGCCGATGACTGGCGAGATCCCGACAGTCGAGGGCGCACAAGTTCCCCCGCCGGCGCCGCCGCAAGCGATCGCTCCCCCGGCCGAACTCGTACAACAGCTCGCGGCGCTCAACGCGCAGCTTCAAACCACGCCGCCGCTCATCTCGACGTATCCGATCGACGTCCAATGCGACGATCATGCCGTACACGCGCTTACTTGCTTGGGCCTCATCAACTCGCCGAAAGGCCGCGCGATGAAGAACGGCACAGCTCAGGACCAGAAGGCGTTCGCGAATATCCGTTTGCACTTCATGGAGCACACCGCGGCGGATGCGAAGAAAAAAGCACAGCAACAAGCGCAAGCGGCCGCCGGTCCGACGAAGCCGCCGGCGTTCTCAGCGAACGTGAAGGATCTGCCGCCGAAGGAAGCCGCTCAAGTTATGCAAAAGGGCGGTGTACAATCCGATCCGAAGGACTTTGCTGCACAGGACACGGCCGAAGCGGTCGCGAAGCATCCCGCGCAATTAGCGAGCGCGATCCCGGCGGCCACGGGAGCTTAGAAGTGGCACTCGACGGCGAAGGCTATACCGATAAAGAGTTCTTCAAATTGCGATACCGGCATTTGAAGGAACTCGGTACGCCTGGCCTCACAAAACGCACGACGACGGTCCAGGACGAAGGCACTAGTAAATGGAGAACGGTCTGGATCATCGAATATGAAGCCGCGGAAGAACCCGCGAAGCTCGTGAACTGACACAGGAGAAAATATGGACCTCGAAACACGCAGCCTCTTCGCACGTCTGACAACTTTCCTCGGTTTGTTCTTCGCAAGTACAATCCCCGGAGTGGGCGAAGCCGGCGGTGCGGGCGATGAAGGCGGTGCCGGCGGCGGTGAAGGTGAAGGTGGAGAAGGTGGAGAAGGCGGCGAGGGCGAAGGTGAGGGAGAGGGAGAAGGCGAGGGTGAAGGCGAGGGTGAAGGCGGCGAAGGTGAAGGTGAGATCGAGGGCGAGGGCGAAGAAGGTGATGGTGAAGGCGAAGGGGAAGGTGAGGGCGAAGAGGGCGCCGGCAAGGGCAAGCCGAAGAAGCTCGATATTCAGAAGGCGCTCGACAAACTGAAAAAGACGGATCGAGCGCTCGCAGATACGCTTCGCAAAGAACATTTCTCGAACGTCGATTACAAACGGGCCTTCGCGACTCCGACCGAAGCGCAATCGGCCGCAGATCTCTTGAACCTAGTCGGCGGCGAAGAGGGAATCTCGACGCTACAGTCGAAGGCCGACGACTTCGCGAACGAACTTACGATGGTTGCCGACGGGGATCCGCAAATCCTCGACGACATCGTTCGCGATACTCCCGACGGTTTCAAAAAGCTGATGGGTGCCGGGCTTGAGAAGCTCCGGTTGCTCGACCAGGCCACCTATGAGCGGATGACGGCAAAACCGCTTATCAATGCGCTGCGCGAGAAGGGCGTGATTAACACGCTCGAAATGATTCGACAGATGGCGCTCGCTGGCAAGGGCCAGGAAGTCTTCGACCTCACTCAAAAGCTCTTACAGTGGGCCGCGAGTGTCGAACAGTTCGCGCAACGTGCCGGCGAAGAAGCTCCGAGCGAACGTGAGAAGGCCGCCGACACAAAAATCAAGCAAGCCGAGCAAATCGCACGCCGCGGCTATCTCCGCGAGGTCGGAACAGCCTCGAATCGAGTCACATCGGGCGAAATCAAGCGCTTCCTCGATCCACTCATCCGCGATGCGAAGAAGCGCGGCGTCGTTTTGAAGATGGAACAGCTACAGGACGTCTCGAAGGGGATCTATGACGAGATCGCGGCCTCGCTGAAAGCAAATTCGGCTTATCAGCGCCAGATGCAAGCCTACTACGCGAAGGACGCGGATCCCGACGACATCGCGAACTATGTTCGGCAGAAAGTCGGATCCTTGGCCGAAGCCGCGGCGAAAAAAGTCTGGTCGCGCAAAGGATGGGCGACCGCGCGCGGAAAAGTTCGCACCGGTGGCGGCGGAAAGCCGGCCGGCGGATCTGGCGGCGGTCCGAGCGTCTTCGTTGCGAAGCCGCCGCAACCTGAAACGATCGACTGGTCGAAGGATCCTCAGCGCGTCCGCTTCATGGGTAATGGTCGCGTCGGCGAGGCCACTCTCAAGGGAAGCGGTAAGGTAGTGCGTTTTCGGTGGGACACGTAGTACACTTCGGTCGCGCGGATGGAGCAACGGCGGCTCGCCTGGCTCATTACCAGGAAACCAGGAGTTCAATTCTCCCCGCGCAACCAATCGGAGACGAGATGGATGCGAAAGAGCTCAGAAAAAAGCTCGACGAGGGTTTGAAGCCGGATTCGAGCGGCAAGACAACGCCGATCCAGCGGCTCACCCCGTTTCTACATGATCTCGTCGATTATCTCGAACGGACCGAAAATCAATTCAAGGAAGGCGCGACGATACGCGGCCATCTTGACGAGCACGGCGCTTTTGTGGCCGACTCGATCGAACAAGTTTCCAGCGAGCCCACGTTCTCTGACATTGTGAGAACAGATTATCCGGGCCGCAAATCATTTTCCAGCGACGACGCGACGGAGAAAAATGAACCGGCAACATGAAGCTCGGGCGTGCCGCAATCGCCATTGTCGCGTGGAGTTCTCCCCGCTTCATGGGAATCGGCAGTACTGCACTCCGCGATGTTACGAAGCACGCCAGAATCAGACGCTTCACAAGCGAGAGCATCGGAGCCTTCTGAATCAAAGGCTTCATCGAAAGTTTGGCGTTCTCTGCAGACATGCTCGGCAGCGAGGCATAGAAAACGTCCTTAATCTCACGGAATACGGACTTCTTGTGGAAGACGCATCGTGCCACTGGTGCGGTGGAACTCTTCCGCTGATCGGTCATGGACTTGATAGGCTCGACTCGACGAAAGGCTACTCGATAGCGAACTGCGTCCCATCCTGCGAGGCGTGCAATCTTGGCCGACGCGATATGACGCCCGACGAGTTCAGGGCATGGATCAAACGAGTTTACGAACGACAATTTTCCAGTGACCAGGTGACGCGGCTCGTATCCGCGCAAACAACCAACGAAAACCTGGGCGCTTCAAAACCCGCGGCCTAACCCGCCACGGGTGAGCACAGGGATCTAAGCGGACGCTTGGAAAAGCGTTCGGGCCATTGCCAGGCGAACCAGGAGCGCCGGCGAATGAGCTCACTCTTCCAGAGTGTGCCTAATGGCTTTAGCAGAGGCGGCGGTTCAAGGAATTGAACTCGAAGCCTGGAACAAAATGATTCCCTCTGTGATCTACAGCGGGAAAACCCTCTACAACCGCATCAAGCAAGGAACGAAGACTTATCCGACGGCGAACGTCACCGCGCGACCGGGCAACATCGGCGCGACGACTGGCCTCGCACAGCGGGCGGCCTTCCAGGTTCCGATGCGGATCCAGTCGGGCGCAACAATCGTGCAGGGAACCGGCGACGGCGATTCACTCGGCCGCGGTACGGGCTCTCAGTGGATCACCGGCGATATTGCTCCGGTCTTCCTGTTTTCCGGTTGCGAAATCACCTACCTCGCACAGATGGCGACCGCGGGACCGAAGCGCGGCCTCGTTTCAGTGCGAGCTCAGGAACTCAAGAACTCGCTCGACTCTTATCTCCGCGGCATCGAAGCTCTGTTCAACGGTGACGGATCCGGCGCTCTCGACCAGATCCCGACCGGCGCCATCGTCAATAATGGCACCGGGACCGGCGTGCAGACGTCCTCGATCCAGGGGATGAACAACGCAAACCAGTTCCAGGATCAACAGGTCGTGCAGGTCTTTACCGCAGTGAACGGAACTCTGCGCGGCTCGTTCCAGATCTCGTACGCCGATGGCGTGTCGAACACGTTGTATAGCTCGACCGCTCTGCCGGCTGGAACAACTAACGGCGACTTCCTGATGGTCGCGGGTTCGAGCGGCGCAGCGAATACCTCGCTCGCCGGCATCAAGACGTACCAGGTCGCGGGCAATTCCGGGACAGTCCTCGGCATTCCCCGTGCGAACTTCCCTTCGCGTCTCTCGACTCCCAACATCAACCTCAACAACAACCCGATCAACCCGGCCGTGCCTTATCGGGCGCAAATCCTGGTCGATCGTGGCCTTGGCGAAGATGCCGAGGAAACAGAGGGCGCAATCTGGTACGGCGGTCCGGGTCAGCAACTCGCGGTCACGAACCTCTATCAGAATGTGCTCATCGCAAACGCACAAGAAGTGAAAGGCGATAAGGCGCTGGACATGGTGAAGAAGTTTATGATTACGACTTTCGGCGGTCGCGAGTACGTCACCGGCTACAACGCCACACCGAATCGCCTCGATCTTCTGTGCCTCAAGTCGTGGGGGATTGCCGAAATGATCGAGCCTTCGCTCTACGATTTCGGAAACGGCGTGACAAACATGCCGGTTCCGGATCCGAACGGCAACGGCTGGCTCACGTCGAATATCTTCTACTACAACTCAGCGATGAACCTCTTCAACTCGAACATGAAGGCGGGCGCCTACGTCACACAGGCGGCCGAGCCGACGATCTAAGTCCGACAGTCGAAGCGAGGCCGGCGCGCGAGTGCCGGCCTCAATCTTTTCTCACAGGAGAAGGTGACGATGGCTCAAATGAAGAGCTCAGCAGTTCGCGAGATTCCCCCGAAAAAACTCGAGATTTCGCCGCTCGAATACTTGCACGACAACTTCGACGCGCTGGTCGATTTTATTCTCGTCGTTCCGATCGAGAAGCCGCTCAGCGAGGAAGTGAACCTCGAACAGTCCGATCACTATAAAGAGAAGCCGACCTGGGGAATCGTCGCCGCAGTCGGAACCGGCCGCGTTGTGAATGGCGTGCTCATACCGATCGACGTCGAGTTCGGTGACGAGGTCTACTTCACGAAGTACGGCGAGGATGTCGAGCTCGACGGCCGCAAGGCGCAACTGATTCACGCGAGCGAGGTCAAGATCCGCCGGAAACAAAGGACGGCGTTACTGTGAATAATCTTCGCAGAGCCGAACGGCGCTTGTGTCCGGATGAGTTTCAACAGGCGATCGACGAACGCTTCGGCCTCAATCGCTTCGGCACGTCTAACTTCCGCATGGCCTGGGGAGAGACAGAAACGATGCGAGTCGCCGGCGTGCGCAGCTATGAAGATCGGCTGATGTGCGGGAACATCGCATGTTGGAACCTTCTCAGATGGCGGCCGCCTGAATCCTTCGGCAGTCCCGAACTCTTCGAGATCTTAAATCGCGATCTCGATAGCGGGTTGTGCATCCTCGGCGAGTATCCGTACGAGGGGCGCTACGACATTTTGCAACCGCTCATGGCGAAAGAGTTCAAGAACGGCCGGCTCGAAATCGAGGCATTCCCGCTGAGCTACCAGATCCTCGACACGATCATCCCGATCGTCCTTCAATCCGAAGAGATGACCGGAATGGAGATCGCGGCGGCGAATGCAGTCATCGAAGCACGCGAGAACAAGGTGATCGTCGAAGAGATCACCGATCGGTTGCTTGACGAGATGCCGACTCGCCTCGGACCAGTGTCGTACTCGAAGCACGGATGCAAAACAGCAGCAATCACAAAGAAGATGGACGAAATATCCCGTGTTTGGAACCGGATGAGCGTCGGCGCACTCAAGCGGCCGCGCCGCGGTTTCTACCAGGGAAACCCCAACTAGAAGCTCACAGGAGAAGAAGACTATGCCGAGAGTAACAGCGGTCATCTCAAGTGATTCACGGAATGCACGCCGGCTCACGCGGGCGAAGATGAACGAGCTCAATCCGGAACCGGAACAGATCCTCGACGCCAACATTCGGCGCAAACCCGAATACTACGTCTATATCTACAACGTCTCGACGATGGAGCAGAAAATCGCGCGGCCGTGGGCGCATCCCGCGCTTATCATTCCGGCGTGTGAACCGGATCAGCCGTACAGCCAGCCGCTCGTGCTTCCTGACATCGTCCAAGATCGCGTTGAGCGTCCGGGATCCTGGGACATCGGGATTCGCGGAGTCGATGCCACGTTCCTCGCGCAAGACGCGCTTCACCCGGACCTCATTGGCGGCGATTGGAAAAGCTACCGGCCGATCCCGAAAGGAAGCGCGGCGAACGACGGCACCGATCTTTATGCGTACGGTTGCTGGTGGTCACTGAACAATCCGCCGACTGAGGAAGAAGTGGAGACGGCACGCAATCGACTCGCGGCCACATATCGTCAAGAGATCCGCAAAGCGACCGCGCTGCAAATGCAAGGCAAGCCCGACGAAATCTCACCGATGGCGCACCGAGCCGCCGACTTCTTCGACCTTGAGCTTCCGTGGCACGCAGAGCTCACCGCGCGAATCGTTTGCCCTGGTTGCGGCGAGAAAATTCCGTCGAGCATGGTTCGCCACATGCCGCGCGAGAAGTGCGGTTACGTCTTCGACTGGAATCGAGCGATCCGCGCCGGCGTGGCAACGAAGAAGGAAGCGGACGACGCCGGCGTCATGCTCGGCGTGGAGGATCCAGAGGCTTTCGAGGAACGACTCGAAGCCGAAGAGGCCGATGCAGTGGATAACGAGCCGACGGAAGGAACAGACGAACCCGCTCCGGTTATCGGAACGAAATCAGCAGAGACGGAGAAACCCGCGCCGAAGAGGTCGCGCCGTCGAAGCTAACGAACTTCACAGGTGGGCCGCGCGATCGGGGGTCGGTTCCTGTGCCGAAGAAGATCAAAGCGGCCGCCTGTGATGTAAGGAATGAATGAGCGTCTCACCACAACAGCCATATCCGAGCGCCGATAAAGTGATGAATCGCGCTCGTGCGTTCGTCAACGACGCTTTCCAGGGCGGCGCCGGTCGGATCCTCACGAACGCAGCGCCGTTCACGGTCGAGTACCTCAATTCGTCGCTCGAAGAGCTTGCACAACGAATCCGAAATCGCGGCGTCATCACGCTTGAGTACGACAACTGGATCCTCACGCCGATCACCGCGCTACCGGCGCCGGATCCGGCCGTTCAGATCTATGTGAGCTTCGGCGGTTTCTTCAACGGCTATTCGATGGTAAAGACGCCGGTCCTTCCTGGAAACTGCCTTCAAGTTCTCGAAGTATGGGAGCGGCAAACCGGATCCGGGCTTCCATTCCAGCCGATGAAGCCGGTCCGACCGCTCTCATCGGCGAATCAAGGACCGTATCTCCGAAATTGGGAGTTCCGCCAGGACCGCATCAACATGCGCGGCTCGACCGTGACCGAGGATCTCCGGATTCGATTCACGGGTTCACTTGCACAGATCGCGCCGGCGACGACGGAGAATCCCTGGTCGGATGTGACGATCCAGATCCTTGCGAGCACGAATGCACTCGCGAAGATCGTCGCTTACAACTATGCGCTCGCGCGCGGCGCCGCGGCGGCCGACAAGATGAGCGCGGACGCAGACAAGTACACAAGGCTTATCACCAATGCTTATACGCGGCAGAACCAGCGCACGCCGGCACGCCGGAAGCAATTCGGCCAGCGGAACATCGGCGGCGTGAATCTGCCGTGGTAAGAACGGCGTGAGGAACGCTGAAACCAGCAACAAGCGTCGGGGAGGCGCTTAAAACCAATGAGCTACACCGCAACGAAGTACCTCGGAGTCAGGCCGTTTCCATTTCCAAAGGGCAACGACATCACACAGCGCCGCGCCATCATCAGCGGCCAGCTCGTCGATTGCGACACGGCGACGGAGTACACGCCGGGCGGCATCGGCTCTTCGAGCTTTGAAGTCACCGCATTCTCAGCGGTCGGCCTCGTCACCTACTCGGGTTTGAAGGGCGCACCACTCGTCAACGGCCAGCGAGTCGTGATCTATAACACGGCCTCGAACACTAACGACGGGACGTACATCGTCTCGCAACTCACACCGGCGTCGGCCACGGCCGGCACATTCGTCGCGATCGCAATTCCTGGCAGCGTGATCGCGGGAAGCGGGCAGACCGGGCAAACCGCCGAAGGTGTGGGACAGATCCAGTGGGGCGCGCGTGTGCAAGAAGCGCAAACCTTCACGGTGACGGCCGTTTCCTGGTCGGGCGGCGTGATGACTTGCACGTACACCACGCTCACCGGGCCGCAACTCACTCCGGGCGATAACGTCTTGCTCGCCGGAATGTCGAACGCCGGCAACAGCGGATCCTTCGGACTCACGGGCGTCTTCCCGACGTCCTCGACTGGCGGATCCTTCACTGTCAACAATCCGAATGGCGTCACGACCGATTCAGGCACCGGCACGGGCAACTTCCAGGCCGGTTCCGAGAACGCGAGCACCACGAACGAAACGCCGATCGAAGTCCGCATCGATTCATCGAAGGGATGGGTCTATCGCTTCGATTACACGAACCTCACAATCCGGATCTATGTGACCGGAAGCGCTTCGACCGACATTCTGAATGAAGCGGCGGTCGGTGCTACCGTGGCGTTCGATCCGACGATTACGTTCCGGGCCGAGTTCGCTCGGACTCAGGCGTAAACCAGGGGGCGGCGAATGGCAGCGACCTACTTCCGGATGGATGGATGGGTTCAGACTCCGACCGGCGAAGCTGTGCCAGGCGCTTCCGTTGCCGTCCTCGATCAACCAGCAAACTTCACTTCACAACCTGGCTCGCCGTTGGCGACGATCTTCGCGGCTCCAAATTCCAATAGCGCGAGCATCTCAACGGCGAGTTGGGCCGCTCAGCAAATCACGTTCGAGTTCTCGACGACGCCGCCGGCCGACGTCGTCGAGGGCTCCTATATCGCGGTGAGTAGTGCAAGCCCGGCCGGCTACAATGCCGCTGCTTGGCTCGTTCTTTCAGTGAACGGTGACAACGTCGTCGTTCAAGCGCTCTCGAATCCTGGCACATACGTCTCAGGCGGCACCGTCGCAACATCCGTACTTCCGAACCCGGTTTCAACTGATGGGAACGGCCATTACTTCTTCTATGCTGCGCCTGGAATCTATTCAGTTCAGGTCTACGGTGAAACGATCTTCGAGCAAGACTATCCGGATCAAGGAATCGGAACCGTCGCCGGCGGATCCGTGACCTCGGTCGCGATGACGGTTCCGAGCTTCCTCACGATCTCAGGATCTCCGATTACCGGCGCCGGCACGCTCGCGCTCGGACTGGCAGTTGAAAACGCAAAGCTCGTCCTCGCGGGGCCGACCAGCGGACCAGCCGCCGCTCCGACTTTCCGGAGCCTTGTCGCCGCAGACATTCCGAGCCTCAGCTATGTCGCGAGTGTCGGCTTGACGCTCGCTGTGCCGAGTTCGATCCTCACCGAAAGCGTGACCGGCTCGCCTATCACCGGAACTGGAACACTCGCGGCTACGATCGGGTTACAGGTACAAGACGCGAACGAAGTGTGGGCCGGGCCGACCTCTGGCGGAACGGGAGCGCCGACCTTCCGCAGTCTTGTGACCGCAGATCTGCCCACGGAGATCTACTCGTACGAGCTTCTCTCTACGGCGGCGCAGCCGACCTTGCGACAGATCGATTCCGAGCTCGAACTTTCATCCGCTGTGACTTCGGTCAGCGGAAGTGTCGCTGCAATTCGCGGCGCGATCACGACCGATTCCGGCGGAACAATCGGCGGGAGTTCATTTCTCTACGGCGTGCAGGGAAAATTGATTCTCGATGGCACGCTGAACAACCTCTCGGCTTTCAATGCGGGCGTGTTCGCTCAACTCGACACGTCCGGAGCCGGTTTCGCGCATACGTCCGGTTATCTCGCGCCGATCATTGCGGACATGGGGGCGACGTCACACCTTTCGAGCGATGCTCTGGCGAATCTAGTCGTTTTGCTGAACACGACGACGTCACTCATCAATGCGATTCTGAAAACAGAAGCGAAGGCGAGCTACCTCTTCGATCTGAGCGATCTCGGCCAGGGTGCCTACATTGTGGCGGCGGGTGTGGCCGGCAATCAGGACAAGTGCCTTGCGATCCTAGTCGATGGCACACCGTACTTCATTCCAATCAACTCAGCGCACGCCTAGCAAATGAACAACCCCGGCACAGGACAGCAAGACTCACCGCTCGTCATCTTCGGCGGCCTCGTCGCTGAACTGAATCCCGCAGATCTCCCGGAAGGATCCGCTGCGATCTGTTGCGACATGGACTTCACCGTCGGCTCGGTGAAGACGCGCTACGGCATCGAGAACGTCTACGTCTATGATGGGAGCGACGAAGTCCTGGAAGTCGGTGCCGGCGTCAACGTGGCAAACGGCGGCGCCGCCTGGTCGAACCCGACGAATATCGAGCACGACTCGCCGCCGAGCTATGCCTCGGTCATCCTAAACGCGGCACCTGTAACGCCATCAATCAACAACATCCAGAACACCTTCGTCCATGCGTCGAACGCGACGACGGCCACGAATACGATCACGCCAGCAAGTACCGCGATCAACGTCGGCGACACTGGCTTCCTGATGGTGAACGTCTACTATCCCTACGGCACGCCGAGCCCGCCGATCGCGATCACGATTCCGCCGGATTCTCTCGGTAATACCTGGACGCCGATCGGATCTCCACAGCACGATCCGGGCGAAGGCGTTACGTTCCAAATGTTCTACGCGCGCATGGGAACGGCCGTCCCGATCTCATCGAGCCTCGTTATCACCGGACATTTCGCGTACACGCCGGATCCCCGCATCGGAGTCACGAACTTCGCTTTTATGAATGTCACCGGGCTCCTGGCGATCGATCAAACCTTACAGGCTGGCGGCTCGACGACGACGCCTTCGGCCGGGCCGATGACGATCACGCAGAGCGAAGTTCTTTTCAGCTTCGCGTATACGGAAACGACAGCCACGGCGCCGGCGAGTCCGTGGGCGATCCTCAGTTTCGGGAGTAGCGGCGCCGGCGCGGGACAGGCAGCGACTCTTACGGCCACGCCAGGAACCTACAACGCAATATGGGGAGAATCGAGCGGCGATCCCTGGCTCGTGACTGCCGTCGGCTTCACGATCGCGACAGTACCAGCGCCGGCTTTTTCCGACATCTTACAAGCCTCCGGTTACGGGTTCTCTGTGCCGCTAAATTCACAGATCCTCGGCGTCGAGGTTCAGGTCAAAGGAAAGCAAACTTCGACGGATCCGCGCTCGACGATAACGATGACTCCGATCGTAGGCGGCGGCGGTCCGATCGAATTGCAACTTCCGACGGCGCAAGGGACGGTGACGCTCGGCGGACCAGGCAATACGCTCGGAATGACGCTCACGCCGGCGATCGTGAATGGCGGCGGCTTCGGCTTCAACTTCGAGGCGTTCGATTCGACCGGCCTGGGCTCGACCTTCGATCTTTCCGCGGCCGTCACGACTGTCTGGTACACGCCGCCGAACTCCACGAACTTCAACTGGATCTCGACGTTCGATCTCACCGACGGCGGCGTCTTTACGCTCGCGCTCGATGATGGCGGCGTGCTCTGGCAAGAAGACGTGCTCAACGCCGAAGGGATCCTCACGCCGATCTACACGGCGATCGAGCCCGACACCTTCGCGAAGGGCGCCGAGGTTGACGATCGCGAGTTCATCGCGCTCTCGGATCTCATCAACGGGACGGATATGCCGCGCCAGTGGACCGGGCAATGGCTCGATCGCGTGTCCCAAGTCGGGCCAGGCGTTCCACCTTCGTTCACGGCGACCTCAACCGAATACACGATCACGACGATCACGCAACCGACCGCGGTGACGAACGGAAGCCAGGGCAATCCGATCCGCGCGATCCTCTGGTCGTCCGGGCCAGGCGTGAAGTACCAGGCCGGCTCGATCATCACGATCGAATACACACTCGCGCCGGCTTTGCCGGATCCGAACATCACGGTCGGCGGAGGCGTCGTGCTTTCCGGTTTCAATAGCACGGTCGCCGGCGTGGATGGTTCCTACATCGTGATCTCGGTTCAGCAAACAAACACGGGGAACGGACTGCGGAACTCGTTCTCGGTTCAGGCACCGAATTCCGGGAATTACTATCGAGATCCAAACACGGGCGCCTCGTATCAAGCCTCGATCGCAACGCTAACGCTCAACGCGCCAGCTTCCGGCGTGCAAGTCGGAACGCAAGTCCTCATCTCCGGAACCAGCGTTACGCCACTCAACGAGAGCTGGACGATCCTTAATGCGCTGAACGCCGCGCAGCTCAATATCACCGGGACGTCACTGACTTCGGACACAGCGACGTACAACTTCACGCTCATCTCCGGAAGTTTGCCGGCCATTGGCCAGCAGGTCACGGTGACGAACACAGCGAACGGCGACGGGATCTTCAACGTCGTTAACGCGATCATCACCGCGGCGAGCCCGTCGAGCTTCGCGATCGCGATTAACTCTCCGGATATACCAGCCGCGGCCGAAGCCGGCGCGCAAGCGATCATCAACGGAACCGAGTTCCAGTTCGATCCCGGTCCGAGCTGGATCGGCACGACGCCATCGGCTCCGACCGAACCGTTCATCTTCGGGACATCGACCGGCGGGACGATCGTGCAGCAGGGCCAGCTCGGCGCCGGGCCACGAAAAGGCGTCTGCCTGTTCCTTACTCGGAACGGTTTGCTCACACCGGCGTCGCCATACGTCGAGTTCACACTGACTACCGGCGCGAACTCGATCATCGCGAATAACATCCCGATCGGACCGCCGAACGTCATCGCGCGCGTCATCGCGCTCACCGGCGCAAATGGCGGCTTCTATTTCTGGATCCCGCAACCCGTGACGGTCACAAGCAACGGCCAGCTCGTCACCTATGACGCGACGATCATCCACGACAACGCGACGACTTCGGCGACCTTCAACATCACGGACGCCGTGCTTCTAGCGGCAAGCTCGATCGATACCCAGGGCTCGAACAACTTCGCGCAAATTGAGCTCGGCTCTTGCCTGGGATTCGTCTCGTACTCTCAGCGGATCTTCGCGTGGGGAGAACAAAACAAGATCCAGAACCTCATCAACCTGAGCTTCGATGGCGGCTACGTCTCACAGAACCCCGCGACACCGATCACGCCGGCCGGCTGGACCGTGGACCAGATGAACGGCGCCGGCGGCGTTTTGCAGAACTTCCCGCTCTTCGGCCAGTCGTACTACATCCAGAACACGACCGGCTCGACGCAAGCGCTGTACGGGATGATCGAGCAAAGCGCTTTCGAGGACCAGCTCGCGACGCCGATCATCGAAGTGCAGACTCAATACGGCGCGCGCGTCACGGCGCGGTGTCCTTCCGGAGTGACGAGCGGCAGCTTGGTTGTGGATCTGTTCTCGCCGAGCTTCAATCGGATATATGGATCCTTCTCGATCCCGCTCGCCTCGATGACGGACACGATGCAGATCTTCACCGGAACGCTTCTCTCGACGGCGTTCATCACACAAATCCCATCGGACTTGCTCTACCGGATCTATGCATCGGCGATCCCGAACGGCGGCGACGTCGAGATTGATCGCACCGAACTCTTCAACCTGGCGCAACCCGTTCTCTCGACACAGCTCCGCGGATCCTACTTCGACAACTTCGAGGCGTTCGACGGTGTGACCGGGAACCTCGGCGTCGCGGTCGAGAATCAACAGGCGGTCACGAACGTCTTCGAGCTCTTCGACAACCTGTACATCGTGAAGACGGCGTCGTTCGTCGAGACGACTGATAACGGCATCACCGAGCCCGACGGCTGGACCGTGAAGGAAGTCTCGAACAAAGTCGGCACTCCCTCGATCAACGGCGTGGACGTCGGCGAAGGATGGGCGCTCGTGGCCGGCCTGGCCGGCGTATATCTGTTCGAGGGCGGCAAACCGCAGAAGATCTCTCCGGAGATCGATCCGCTCTGGCAGAAAATAAATTGGGCCTACGGCTATACACTTTGGATCCGCAACGACACGAACAGCCGGCGAATCCTCATCGGCGTCCCGATTGCAACGCCGAATCAGTGGATGCCGAACTTCCCGGTCAACTCGAACCCGACTTCGCCGAACGTCGTGCTCACTTGCACGTACAAAGAACTGATGACTGCCGGCGCGCTGGCAGGCGAAGGATCGATTCGCCAGGGATATACCGGCCAGCTTCGGAGTTTCCAACTCGGCCGGCGCTGGTCCGTCTGGTCGATCGAAGCGGCGTATGCAGACTTCATCGAGCGCGGCGATACGACGACGCCGGCCTTCTTTTGCAGCAACTTGGGGAACGGGAAGATCTACCAGCAGATCACCGGGAACTATTTTGACGACGGTCAAGAGATCCTCGACCTGTACGTCTCTTATCCGTTTTTGCAGTCTCAGGAAGCGCAGCAGATTCACGCCGGGCTTCACGAGCTTCTCGCGACCTACGCTTCGATGCTGGTTGTCGGCGAAGGGGAACTCAACCTCACGATTCTCCCGGACACGTTGCAAACGCCATACGGCGATGCGCTTCTCCCGATCGAGCTCGGCAACCCGCCATCCTGGGGCGACACTGAGACGCCACTAAACGACGTCGGGACGCGCTTCTTCGTTCAGTTCGAGACGGAGAATCCGGGCGACTGGTTCGAGCTCTCGCGCTTCGTGATGACGGTGACGCAGAACCCTTGGGCGCCTGTGCGTGGGGGAAACTTCTGATGAACGTCACAATCCCCAAGGGTGATCGCGACTCACCGGCACCGTGCTGGATTGCTGTAGAGGATACTTCCGGCAAGCGACTCAAGCCGTTAATAAAATGCCAGTGCGGGAGGATTTTAGCAATCGGTTTGCATCACGTCCATGCCGATGGAAGAGTAACAGCGTCATTTTTCCACGACGCCGCACCGCACCCTGATATTGGCTATGCCGGCGGCGGTTGCGGCTGGCATGTTTTCCTTTTACTGAAAGATTATGACCGGGGGGAATTTCCGCCCAATGCTTGACATCGACAACTTTATCACCGAGCTCTCAGTCGAGGCGCCGCGCCTGGCGCTGATGATGCGGAAGGTCGTCACCGCGGTCAATCAGACAGCGGGAGTCCTGGGGATCGATTCGACTTCGCACGCTTCGCCGCCGGATCCGCCGCAAGGGATCAACGTGAAAGCGGCGAACGGCCTCGCGCACGTCACGATCATGGATAACTCGCAACGCGGTCGCTCGCTAAACTATTTTCTCGAACACGACACGAATCCAGCTTTTCCGGCGCCGCACGTCGTTCACCTTGTCGCAAGCCGCGGTGCATTCCTGAGTCTGCCGGCGAAGGATGACGGCGGCTCTCCGCAGAGCTGGTACTTCCGTGCGTTCTCGATGAATCCAGGGTCTAGCCAGCGAAGTGCTCATGTTGTCTTCGGCGGCTTCGCCACTCCGACAGCCGTGAACGTCGGGGGATCGACTTCGTTGACGCCGCTTCCCTCGACCGGCGCCGGCACCGCATCGACGACGGGCCAGCAAGGTGGCCAGGGATTCGGTAGCGCACAGTTCGCTCAACCAGAGACAGGAGTCAAATTGCCGTGAGCATGATCGTCCGACCGTACACCGATGAAGATCTCGCCGCGATCGTGCGGATCCACACAGCCAATGGACTCCCGCCGAATTGCTTGCCGGCGTGCTGCAAACGAGATGCCGCGGGCAACCCGATTTACGCTCCACTTTTCTTTATGAAGAAAATCCTAGCAGACGGTGATAGGATTTGCCTGGCTAGTTTTCTCAAGCTCACGAGTGAAGCATTTCTTTTCGTGGATCACGAGTACGCGGATCCCGAGAGACGCTGGCTTGCATTGCAGAAGTTGACGGCGGCGACGTTAAGCGAGGCCGCGAAAAAAGGCGTGGAAGACGTTACGGCGTGGGTTCCCCCCGCACTCAACAGGCCGTTCGGCGAACGGTTAATCGCTCTAGGGGCAACGAAGAGTCCTTGGGACAGTTACAGTTTCCTGTTGGAGTGAACGAATGCGGATTCACACAAAAACTTCCATCGACATCGCAACAGGCAAAGTCCTCGAAGATCAGTTTTACGAGTACGACGGGCCGCTCGCTCTGGCCGATCGTTCGATTCAGGGTGCCGCGCAAAACAATGCGAAGACCGCTGGCACGACGGCCGCTGGCTACGGAACGACAGCCGCCGCGATCGGCGCTCCCCTCACCACGACGCTACAGAACGACGTAAATAATCCAATCGGATTCACTCCTACAGAAACCAACAATATGCTCGTCGCCGGCGAGCAAGGTGCGGGCGGTGCGAATGCCGGCATCGCGGGCGCGGCCGGACTCAACGCGATGCGAACTCGGAACAGCGGCGCTCTCTCAGGCGTGCTTGACCAGTCCGCGCGAATCAAACAACAGCAACTCTCGCAAAACGCGCTCGGCGTGCAGAACGAATCGGCAAGACTCGCGCAGCAGAAGCGCGCCTCGGCTCTCGGCGGATTGCAAGGGCTCTACGGAACAGACGTCAACGCGCAGCTCAAGGCGATGGGAATACAGGATCAAGATCTACAGACGGCGATTCAGGCCGGGAACTCTGGCTGGTTGCAGAACACGATGGGAGTGATCGGCGGCCTTGCGGGTGCTGCTAGCAAGGGAGCGGGAATCGCGGGCGGATACGCGGGCTGATAATGGCTGAAACGGCGAGCACAATTCCGAGCGTTGGCGATGACGATCTGAAAGCTCTCATCGCGGCGGGAGCGATCCCGGCATCGGCCGCTATGCCGTCTGTGATGACTCCGCGAAGCACGATGTCGCCGCTCCAACGGAACAACATGGCCGCGGATCTGGCCGTCTCAGGGCGCAACGCCGTGGCGCCGGTTGTGGCATCCGCGGGGATTCCGGCAGTTGGCGCAGCTCCGGAGATCTCTGCGGCTCCTGGAACTTCCGCTCTCGCCGGCGGGATCCCGTCGATCGCCGCTCCGACGAAGCAAGCCGCTCAAGCCGCGGGCCGGCGCGAGTACGCCGAAGGATTGCCGCAAGTCACCGCTGCGCCGTTCACGAAGGAATACGAACAGCAGGAGCGAGCGCTCTCGGACTTCAAGGCCGCACACCCGCTCGGAAGCGACATCTCGGCCAGGCCAGGTCTACTCGGCAAGATCGAGCACGGGCTCGCGAGGGTCGGGAACATTGCCGGCGACATCATCGCGCCTGGCACGATGGCGCTCATCCCTGGCACCGATCTCAATACTCGCGCGCAGCGTGCGGGACAGGAGCGCGGCTTCACGGCGGCAAGTGAAGCGGGATTGCGCGAGGCGCAAGCGGAGAACCTCGAATCGGAAACCGCGCAACGTAACGCTCCTGGATGGAAGCCGCTAGGCGAACCGAAACAAGATCCGACGACGGGCAACTGGTTCCAGGCCGGCCAGGAAAAAGACACGAGCGGGAACGTCGTCACGAGCTGGAAGCCGCTCGCCGGCGGTCCTACGGGCGGCGATGAAACGAAGCAGCCGGTCGGCCAGGACTACGCGACACAGTTCGGGCAACAGCTCGGCACGCTCACCGCCGGCATGAGTCCCGCAGACCAGCAGAAGTTCGCTCAAGCCTACGCGATCAAGCCGACGGATACCGGCGCCGTCGCTGAGAAGCGTCTCGCCGATGCGAAAGCGGCCGCGGCGCTCACTGGCGAAGAGCGCGATCGCAAAGTTCGCGAGGATGCAACGGCCGCGCAAGAAGCCGAGACGAATCGGCTCAAGGAAGAAGAGCTCAAGCTGAAAGAAGCCGGCGGCGCCACTGGCGGAACCGAAGTCGTCCGCGGCTATGACTATGACGCGAACGGAGTTCCGCATCCGCAGCTCACATCGCAAGCGGACGCGAAGGCACGGGGGCTCACGAATATCACGAAGGCGACCGATAAAGACATCGACACCGCGCGCACGCACAACGTCGTGCTCAACGACATGCAAGTGAAACTAAACGACGTCGTGAAGTCCGCGGGAGCTCTGAACCAGAATGAAGCGCAGCGGACGATTATCGCGAAGGCGCTCTCGGATGAGAAAAACACGATCTGGCAATCGCTTCTCGCTTCCGGGTTGCTGAGCCAGGCCAGCCAGCCGACGAAGGACTACATTCAAAGCGTGCTCTCGCTGCGCGAGTCCGCGATGGGCTTGCCGAAGGAAATCACCGGCGGCTCGCGTGTCAGCGAAATCCAGTCGTCCGCTTTGTGGGCGACCCTTCCCGGCGCCGCTTCCCTGGATCGCAATTACGCGCTCTCCCAAGCGAAGAAGTTCCAGGCGAACATCGATCGGCTCTGGCAGCGCGTCGATTCCGTGCAAGGGATGTCTCACGAAGAGCCGGCCGAAGAGGTCGCTCCGGAGAAGAAGCCCGCGGCGGCCGCTGGCGCCGAGAAGCCGAAGAAGATCCAGTCCTTCGCGGAGTTCCAGCAGAGCAAAGGCGGCGGCTAATGCCTGGCTCAGTCGCGGAAGCGGTTCAAGATAAAGACTTCCTGGCGGCACCGCCGTCTCAGCAGTTGACCTACCTTGCGGCGGTCGATC